GCGTGGACCCGTCGCCGCCCGTCAGCGTGGACCCGTCGCCGCCCGTCAGCGTGGACCCGTCGCCGCCCGTCAGCGTGATGTGGTGCCCGACAATGCCGTGCGCGTCGAGCCACGCGGTCACTGCTTCGCGACTCCCGTCCAGGTCGACCACGAACACGCGCCGCGCCTTGTGTTTCTCGTCGTCGATGCGCACACTGTCGGCCGCGCGCGCGATCACGACCTGCCAGCGCAAATCGGAACTTTCCAAGATAATGGTCGATCCCGAGTCGCGCACAACCTCGCCTCCAACTGCACCAACGGCGCAGTAGTGCAGGCCACGGCCACAGGCGTTGATCGGCGACCAGTCCGGCGCCTCGACCCAGCCGCGCATCGGCCAGCGGAAGTCGTCATCCGCGAATTGGCTGTGTGGGTCGCCGTCGGCCCTGCACGTGCGCTGGCCGATCAGGACGTACTCTTTTCCGCTCAGCAGCTCGGCCAAGTCGCGCTCGTAGGCGTCGGAGTCTGGCGCGGACTTGGCTGCTTTCTTTGATGGTTTTGTTGTCTTGCGTGTCTTGGTTGTCATGTGTTCCCCGTGTTACGTGTAACCACTTGGTAGCCATTCTACTACCTTTTCGTCGTCTGTCAATAGCCGTTTACCATGCGAGCACCAGTTGCCCGCCGACGCGCTGGCGCTCGAACATGGCCGCGGCCAGCGCCTCCTCGGCCTTGAGGTCGTCCAGCATCGTGAGCGCCTGTGACCGCCGACGCCCGTGCGCCTCGCCGACCTCTTCCATGCTGGCTGGGATGTAGTACCCGTCGTTTCCGCCGAGTACCAGAACGCCCGCCGCCTCGGCCGCCGCTTGCCGCATGGCCCGGATCAGCCTCCGATGGTTGTCGTTCGTCGGGCGGCCGTGCTCGACAATGCCAAGCTTCCAGCACAGCGCCTCGGCCGTGATGGGGTGGGTGGCTCCACGCGGCACGGCGGCGACGAACTCGCGCACCATGCTCGCTGTGACGCCCGGCCCCCTAGTCTGCGTGTTCATTGGCTCCCTCCATGACGACCCGATCGAATAGCGGTGTGCCGACAACCTCGTCCCACGCCGACCCGATGTGTCGCTCAGCGTGGCGCACCGCGCGATAGATAAGCTCCTGGCTCTCTGTGGTCTCTGGCGCTGGCTCGTGCTCGAGCGCCGGCGTTTCGTCATCGTCGTCGAACCCGTCGCCCTCGATGAGCTGCGGCATGCGCAACACGGCCTCTACCGTCTCGGTGTCAAGGTCGGCCAGGTCGGCGATCTCGTCCACCGTCGGGCGCCGCTCGTGGTCGCGCTCGAATGTCTCGACCACCCGCCGCACTGCCCTCTGTGCGTTCGTGATGTCGGCCGATTGCCCGAAGTCCTGATTGCGATAGACCTCCTTGACGATCTCGTTCTGCATGCACCAGACCGCATAGGTCGAGTGCCGGAACCCGCGCCGAAGGTCGAACTGGTACAGGCTGGCGATGTACCCGGACTGCGCCGCCGCTTCGACGTCCTCGAAGCTGAGCGTGCGCCCGTTGGCCACGCCGCGCCATCGGTTCGCGAAGGTCACAACCAGCCCGCGATTCAGCCGCATGGCCGCCTCGATGTTGTCGGACCGGCCCTCCGTGGCGGCATCGCGCCCGGCGTCGTCGAGCGCATCCCACGCCTCGCGGGCATACGGCAGCCGGTCGCGGCTGGCTGGCGTGGCGATCTGCACGCGCAGGATCAGCGCGTTGGTGTCGTCGGAGAAGTCGGTCATGGCCGCGCCTCGACCACGTACAGGATGTCGCGCACCTTATCCGAAAACGACAGGCTGTTCGCCAAGTCCGAGTTCTCGATCGCGTCCGCCACGGCGGCGATCTTGCCGCGCAACTCTCCGGCCTCGGTCTTGGCGGCGGCCAGCGCGTCGCGCAACCGTTGGATCTCAAGGTCGCGCAGGAACAGCTTTTCCTCGGTCGTCAGCTCGCGCTCGCTGTCGATGTGTTCTGTCGTCATGCCTCATCCCCTTCGTCGTGCCACGAGCGCGCGTCGCGCTTCGGGCGTGGTAGCGTCGCGGTCGGCGCTGGTTTTGGATGCGGGGCCGCGCCGTGATCGTCGCCGACCTCGTAGAACGTATTCGTGCTCCGGCGAAACTTGAACGGGAGCGTGCCCGTCATGCCGGTCGAGTTCTTGTCGATGATGACCTCGGCGTCCTCGATCTGCTTAGGGTCGCTGGTCTCGTAGTCGCGCTGGTAGTAGGCGTCGCGGTGCAGGAATAGCAGGCGCCGCGCATCCTCCTCGAGCGTTCCGGATCCGCGCAGGTCCGACTTTGTCGGCCGCTTGTCGTCGCGCCCGGTCAGCCCGCGATTGAGTTGCCACGCCATCAGGCAAGCCGGGCCGTCATCGCCGTCCTTGATCCACGAGACCAGGTACTTGGTCATCCGCGAGATGCGGTTCACCTCGTTATCGCCCTCGTAAGCGATGTACCCGCCGTGGTCGATCATCACCAGATCGAGACGGCCGATCTCGCGCTCGATCTCGCGGGCAAGCTGGCGCATGTGCGGGACCGTCAGCCCGCCCAGGTCGACAATCCTGAGCGAGCCCGAGTCGGCGCCGTCTCGAACGTCCAGCATCCGGCCGTAATCGTCGCGCTTGACCGTGTACTGGTTGAGCTGCGTTTCTTGCCAGATGTGCCGCGCGCCAACCGTTTCGGCGCTGTCCTCGAGCGAGAACAGCACGACCTTCTGCCCTGCCCGCGCAATGCGCACGGCGCTCTGCACCATGAAGGACGACTTTCCCATGCTCGGGCGCGCCGCAAGCAGCGACAGCTCGCGCCGTGGGTAGCGCACCCACTTGTCGATCGAGCGCCAGCCAGTCGTGACGCCCGGCAGGTTGCCGGTCTCGACCGTGTAAGACACCTGGTCGACGGCCGCGCCGACCGCCTGCTGAAGCGTCTTGATGCCGCCCGTCCGCATGGGCGATATTCCGTCGATGTCGGCTGCCATCGCGCCCAGAAGCTCGCGGATGTCTCCGTCGCACGCCGTGATGCGCTGTACCCACTTTGTTGCCCGCAGGCGGGCCTCGCGCCGTGTCCAGTCGCGGCGCACGATATCGGCCGGAGTTTCCGCGAACACGATGCCGGTCGACTCGGCCACCAGATCTGTCAGCATGTCGCGGTCTTGCTGCGACCCACCGAGCGCATTTCCGACGACCATCGGCGACGGATGTGCGCCGTCGTCCACCACGGCCCGGATGACGCGCGCCACCCGCGCTGCGTCCTTGTCCTCGAAGCACTCCGAGATGGCCGCGACCTGCTGCGCCGCCTCGCCGTCGATGAGCGCCAGCCCGACCAGGGCGCGCTCGATCGTTGGGTCATACAGTGGCGGCGTCATAGCTGCGATGGGTCGCCCGTGAGCAGGCGCCGAGTCTCGGGCTTGACGTCGGCGCGCACGCTGTCCGCCTTGCCGTTGACGACGAAGTCGATCAGGTCAGCGACGTTTCCTTTGCGGTATCCCTTGAGCACCCAGGCGCGGGCCCCGTCCTCGAGTTGCTTCGGTGCGACCTTGTTGGCCTGCGCCCGGCGTTCTGTGTCTGACCAGATGGAGCGGTCGACCCACCAGCCTGCCCGCCTCAGCGCCGCCACGGATGGTGGCACGGCGGACTCGGCGTCGGTCAGATCCTCGCGGCCGATCTCGTCCACAAGCTGCTGCAAGTCGTTCAAGAACAGCCCGATATTCGGACCAGTCATGTCGTGCTGGCGCACGAGCGCGTGATAGCGCGCCCGGTTTCTCTGATAGCGTTCGTTTGGATTCATGCCCGCTTCCCCTTGCGGCGGCGCTTCCCCGCCAGATAATCCGCTCGCGTCGAGCTGGTCGCGTTGCGCAGCTTGCGCTCGTGGTACGAGGTCGGCCACGCGAACCGCTTCCCTGTCAGCCCGCTCTTGATCTGGCCGACCACCGCCGCCATCGCAAGGTCACAGATGGCGGTCTCGATGTCGGCGCGCTCCCCTTCAAAAACAAGCCCAGCCGTCCACGTGCTGAGCCTGTCTGTCGTGCGCTGGCTCGGCGTGACGGTACCCTGCCCATCCTCCCCAGGCAGGCTATCGAACGCGGCATCGGCAATGATCTTTTCGAGTGATCCGATCCATTCGCCGCGTCCCTGCCTGACGTTGTTTCGATCACAGATCAGGTGAAATTGCGCCAGCTCATGCTTAGTCAACCGTGGTTTCATGTACCTCCGAATTCTGACCAACAGGCGCAGTTGGCCCCTCTGCACCGAGGGGCCGTTCCCCCGCCGCGCTTGTCCGTCACTCGACCAGTCGATAATGGAGCGATGCCCTACGTCGCTCCACGGCCCCAGAAGGGGACTCGATCCTGTGCTACTCACCACCTAAGCCGTCTTGCGCGCCATGCGCTGCAAGATCCCTAGTAACACCCGGAGGTCTCCGTATCGTTTCGGGTGCCGCCACACTCACGAGTGGCGCGGTAGTTTTTGCCGGAAGGCCAGCGATTACTGCTGTGTGCCTCTACCCGCTCAGGGCAACCGCTCTCGCGGCGATCCTGTCGGTTTGCCAGATGTTTTGGCTGCTACGTCTTATGGCACACGCCTCGCATCTGGCGCCCTCAGCGTGTGCGTTTTTCAAGTACGCCAGCCGGGCCTCGAACCCGGTAGGGCTAACTAGCCCCGCTCCACGATCAACCTGGCGTATCCGTGCACTAGAACGGGATGTCGCTCTCGTCGACCGCCTGAGTGCCGCCCTCGTTCTTGCTCGACAGGAACTTGACGGTGCTGGCCACGATCTCGAACGAGGCCCGCGGGTTGCCGTCCTTGTCGTTCCAGATCCGCGGGCCACCGGTGGCCTGGTCGCCCTGCAACTTTCCCTCGACGTAGACCTTCGAGCCCTTGCGAAGGTACTCGTTGCACGACTCGGCCTGCCGGTCGAATACCGACACCCGGAACCAGATGGTGCGCTCGTTCTTCTCGCCGTCCTGGCCGGTCCACTTCTCGGACGTGGCGACGCTGAACGACGTAACAGCCTTGCCCTGCGGCGTGTACTTCATCTCGGGATCGCGCCCGAGGTTGCCGATGATGGTGGTCTTCTGATACATGCTGGTTGATCCCCGTCTCAGCTCTGCAACTCGGCGGCGAAGTCCGCCTTGTTCTTCTCGAACGCCGCCTTGAGCGCGTCGAGCATCTTCTGTCCGTTGGCCGCGTTGAAGGCCGAGTACCCTGCCGCCTTGAGCGCCTCGCGCACCAGTTGGCGGTTCGGCTGGCCGTCCGGCGTCGCGTAACCGATCTTCAGCGCCGCGTCGTACAGGTCGTCGATTGTCTCGATCTTTGTGGTGCCGCTTGCCACCCGAGCCGCGACTGTCTGCGTGACAACAGTCGGCTCTTTGACTGTATCCGCCGCCTCTCGCTCAGCGTCTCGTGAGGCCAGCTCGTCCTCGCCGCTGTCGCTGCGCGTTTCCGGCTTGATGGCGCCCGCGTGTTTCAGGATCGTCGCGGCCGGGAATGTCGTCATGCGCTTGCCCTTCGGCAACTCGCGCCCGAGCCCGCCCTGCACCTTGGTCACGACGCAGGCCCACTCGTTGCCGTCGTTGACCATCTGGAGCGCGAGGTTCATGTCGTATTCCATGCCCTTGATGGCGTCCGGCTTGACGCCGATCTTCTTCGGCTCGGCCTTCTTATCGGTCTGCTCCTCGAACTTGTCGCTCTGGCGCGCTGTGAAGATGAGGAACTTGACCGGGCTGTTTGCCGCCCGCGTCATCAGGCGCACAATCGGGCGCTTCGCCATGCTCCAGTCGAGCTGGGTCATGCTCGCCTCTTCGGGCGACTTGCCCCATTTGGCGTTGCGCTGTTCTGCTACGATCGACCGCGCATCCTTGCGGATCGTCCACAAGATCGTGGCGCTGTCGATTGCGAGCGTCTGAACCGGCCGACCGTCCGGGAACTTGACCTTGCCCGCGTACACCTCATCCACGATGGCGATGGCCTCGTTGATGTCCTTGGTCCGCGCCAGCAGGAATTCGGGGATGTCGGGCATCCCGAAACACTGCTCGGCGTTTCCCTCGGTGTCGATGACGAGCACGTCGGGGAAGTACCGCAGGATGCTCTCGGTCTTGCGCGTGCTGGTGTCTCCCCAAAACAGCAGCTTCAGGTGCGCCGGGCTTTGCCCATTGCTGGAAACGATCTTCATAGCCCCTCTCCTAATACGTCTTGTGCGTGCCGCACTTCTGGCAGCGCGTGTGCTCTCTGACGATGTTGTCGCGGCCCATCTCGGACCACGAGTCGTGGTGCGTGGTCTCGCCGCACGTCGTGCATGTCCCGATGACGATGACGCCGCGCTTGCGGTTCATCGCCGCCTGCATCAATCCGTGCGACTCGCGCAGCTTGCGCTTAGCGTTGGCGATCTGGCAGATGGCCTCGAAGGCGTCTGCCGGTGTCGGAGTGCTCATCCCGCACCCCCAACGCTCAGCCACGCCCACAGCGCCGGTCCGCAGGTCAGCAGCGCGCACGTCAGCGCGGCAGCCGCCACCGCGAACATCCAGACCACCGCCGCCATCTCGGGGTGCGCCTGTCCCGGCGTGCCCGTCCCGCGCAGGCTGGTCACGACGCCGCGGTTGTACTCGCTCAGATTGTCGAGCCCGTCCGGCTCGCGCTCGCCCGTGATCGCAGCCATTAGCGGCCTCCCGTCATGTGGCACGCGCTGGCCGGATGCACGAACACCTGGCCGTCGTCGACGCGCTTGACGCTCAGCATCGGCCGGGCGCCCTGCATCACGACGTGCTCGACGATGCACAGCCCGTCGGGCGTCATGACGTAGGTGTCACGCGCCGGCGTCAGCATCGGCGTCGTGGCCCCGGTCGGCTCGAACTCGATGGTGTGTGCCTCGAAGTTACGCATGGCGCACGCTCCACAGGTACCCGGCCGCCGCCACGATCCCGGCCGCCAGACCCAGCACGAACGCGATAGCCTCGTTGATGCTCATGGTGTCACTCTCCTGTGCTACACTCTGCGCGGCGGTGGTCACTCTCCGCCACGGCGGTCGGTGCTCTAACACCGGCCGCTTTTGTTTATGCGCCTCTGGCGATCTCGCGGATCGCCCGGATGCGCGCCTGTACGTCTCTGTCGCTGGCCCCGGCTGCGAGGTCGTTGATCCGGCTGATGGCCTCCTCAAGCCTCGCCCGGTCCGCCGCCAGCGTGTCGTGCCCGTCCACCTCTGCCCGCAGCCTGCGCACCTGAGCCTGTAGGCTGCGGGCCTTGCGCTCTGCTTCGTACAGAGCTTTCGCGATGGCCTGAGCGTCCCGCTCGCTGATGCTGGCTTCCATGCCACACCGCCTACGCCGGGATCGGGAAGCCCTGCTGACTGTTTGCGATCCACGTCGAGAGCAGATCGTCTGCGACGTCCTTGCACAACATGAGCGTCTGAATGGCCGTTCCCTTCATGGTCACATCGGCCCAGTCGGCGCCGTCTGGGTAGTCGATCGATTCGATGTTCTCGAGGATGATGTCCGCCACGCGCCCGTCGCGCAGCGTGACCGTGCGAATGGTCGGGCTGTCGTGCGTGAGTTGGCGGATGTGCAGCAGCCCCGCTCCGAGTCCGCGGTTCGGGATCTCGTACACGTTTCCGCTCGTGGTCGTCAGCTCACCATCAATCGCCATCGATACCGACCACGCGTCAATGTAGAAGCGGTCCGTGATCTTGAGCGGAAGCGGCGCGCGGCTGGTGGGTTGTGGTTGCATGTTGGTATCTCGTTATGGTTTGAGTGCGTTTTGTAAAGGCGTGCTATGTTGAGTGCATGAGCTACAGCACGCCAGATTTCGGAGCCATCACGTACAGGTGCTGGTCGATCACGACGCGCAGCATCTTCGCGTCGGCGACGGACACGCTGACGCGCTCGCCACCAACGAGGTGGACGATGCGCAGGTTCGGGTGATCCGACCGCTCGATGTGCGTGACGTGCGCCGGGTTGATGTCGTACTTGCCGTCCGATGTGGTGAACATGGTGTCAGTCTCCGTTGTGCGCCTCGGCCTGCGCCATCGCGCGAGCCGGGAACATGATGTCGAGGATGGAGCCCGCGAGGTCGGCGACCCACTGCGTGTTGCTGTGCTGCCACGATTGCAGGCTGGCGATGGAGGGCTCGACCTTGCCGGTCTCCCAGTTGCTCACCGTCACGCGCGACACCCCGAGCGCGTCCGCCATCTCTTGCTGACTGACGCCCTGGGCCTGCCGCGCCGCCATGATCTGCTCTCTGATCTTGCTCATGTCTGTCTGCTCCCTGGTAGCTATTGGCTACTGTAGCAATATACCACCAATCCCCAATCTGTCAAGGGGCATTTACTCGCAATTTAGGACGTGGAATAATGCCGCCATGCCCAAGAAACTACCGCACGACCAGCTCGCGGCGCGGAAGCGCAGTCCAATCGCCCAATATCTCCTCGGGGCGTTTCTGGACTGGCAGAAGGCGGCGGGCGAGACTCGCTCGCAGATACAGTTCGCGGCGTTCCTGGGGCTCAAGCGGTCGACGCTGACGAAGCTGCTGAGCGGGCATGTCGATATGCCCGAGAGCGACACCGTCGATCTGATCGCGGCCAAGCTCGGACCGGGAATATACGACGCACTCGGCCTGCCGCGCCCCGATCCTCTGTTGCGTGTTGTGATGGATAACTGGGGAGCCCTGAGTAGTGGACAACGCGAAACAATATCCGAGTGGTTGGGAATCTCTGAGGTCGGCCTACTTGCTTCAGCGGGTGATAACGCTCTGGCCAAACCTTCCAGAGCACAAGCGGCGCGAGCTGGCGCATCGCGTGGCGATGGCCGCGCTCGTCCGAAGCACAAATAGAGACTGGTCGATAGCCGACGAGCGCGTCGCCGTGCCGATCGTCATCGGCAAACAGCGACGGCTCCCCGGCCTATAGGTGGCGCAATGCTCGATACCGTTGACGGTCGGTTTCGCCTGTCGGTGGCCATCTTCGTCGGGGCGATTGCGTTTATGGTCGTGGCGCTGTGGGCTGAGGCTGCCTACTCGGATTACATCCGCGCGCACCCGATCCGGCCCACGGTGGTCATTCCGACCCCCCTGCCGGCCAACTAGCCCAACCAGCCCAACTAGCCCACAACTAGCCCACGCCCAAAAGTGGGCTAGTTTGCGGTCTCGACGTCGGCGGGGCGGGGCGCTTCTGTCTCGGTCGGGATAAACGACACCCTCCGCCCGGTAATCGCGCGGGCGAGGTCGCCCAGGCTCTCCCACCCCTTGATCGGCGTCGACCCGTCCGCGCCCTCGCTCGGCTCGACCAGGCCGTGCCGCTTGAGCAGGGCGATACCCCGCGACCGCGTGCCGTTGCCGCCCCAGGCCGACTGCGGCGGGATCGTCTCCGAGTCCCAGCCGTCATCGGCCAGCTCGGCCGACCGGCCCAGGAACGTCAGGATGCGTTGGTTGTACTCGCCAACGTCGGCCCCGGTGCTGTCGGGCGCCAACGCGCCACGGCCGGTCGTGCCGCCCGTCTGAGCCTCGAGCCGCGAGACCCGCTCGGCATACTGTGCGTTGAGCCGTTGCGCGAGCCGGTCGTTTTCCCGCTGGCGCTCGATGTCGGCATACACCCGCGCGGCCTCGGCCTCGGCCTTGATCTCAAGCGCGCGGCCCTTCGACCGCTCCTCTGCCTTGTGCCCCTCAGCCTGCGCCTCGGCCTGCTTGTCGACGAACCGCGCCGACGCCGCGAACACGACCACGATGCCCGCAAGGATGGCGATGACGATAACCACCGCGCCGACCGTCCAAATAAACTGGCGGTTCTTTTCCTGGTTGATGGCGTTCTGGCGGATCTCGAACGCGTCGGCCTCGCCCGCCACCCGAGTCGCAGCGGCGTCGATCATGGCCTGCGTCTCTGCGCTCTGCGTCTCGCGGGCGCTGATCGGCTCCTGCGTCTGCGTGGCGCGCATGGCCTGCGCCGTCGCCTCGACCTGCGTCTCGACGGCGCGGTACACGACTGACGTTGCCGTGATGGCGGCGGCGTCCGCCACGGCCGCCAGCGTGCTCCGCGACGCGATCCCGGCCTGCTCGGTCTGGGTCATGGCCGCCGACAACGCCACCTGCGTCATGGCGAGGCTCATGTCCGCCGTGGGCATCGGGCTCGCGGTGGGCGCGACCGTCGCGGGCTGCCCGGCCACGACCTGCGCCTGAGCCACGCCCGCGCTCGTCTGCACCGGCGCGGCTGCACACGCGGCCAGCAGGCTACACGTCGCCGTCAAAACCGAATACCGCAATGCTGTCGTCAATCGCATACTCTGTCGGCTCCCCGGTGCTCACCGCCTCGATCGTCTCTGGCCTGGCCTTCGTCGCCGTCAGGTCGGCCACGAGTCCCGCACGTGCACTCTCACTGTCGCACGATATTTTCAGAAACGCCGCGTTTCTAACGATCCACAACCAAACCCGAGGCGCGATGCGCTGCGTCATGCGTGGATAGTATCTGCGTAAGGCGTTGAGCCGGACGCGCACGAACACGAGCACTGCTCGGTGGGCATACGTGGCGAGGCTTGCAGCGTAGCGGCGCGAATGCGACCGCATCCAATACAGCCCCCGGCAGCCGCAAGGCGAACCGCGGATGCGGCGTCTCGATTCGGAGAGAGCCGGGTGGCGCTGGATACGGTCTGTCTATGTGGCTCATTCAAGTGATCGGTTGGCTGGCAGAACGTGGGCGACGCGAGCGTGAGAGTTACGGCGCGGTGGGCTGCTTCCTGCTCCCGCTCCCGGCGATGGCGCTCTCGTGATGCACGGCACACAAGCCGAAGTCGACCTCATGGTCTCGACGTGGCGGTGTGAGCACTGTGGCCGCACGTATATCGGAGCGTGGCTCGATGGTGGACTCCTGCTCGCCGGAAACGAAGCGCCTCACCCCGTGTACATTGCGCCGACGGTCCAAGAGACCAGCGCCATCGCCGGCGCCTGCTCGTGCGGAAGCGGCATCCACCTCGCCAGCCGCTTCGCCGCGTTCGTGCGCAACGGACGACTCCTCTCGCTCGACACCTGGCCGATGCACGACGAACGCATCCGGCTCAACTGAGCCCGCCGCCGTCGTCATCCTGCCGTGGCCGGACCGCAAGCTGTCTCCGAACAACTCGAAGGGCAAGCACTGGGGCGGCATCAGCGACGCCCGACAGGCCGCACGCGACCAGGGCGCCATCGCGGCCCGCGAGTATCGAGGCGCAATCGCACGCGGCGAGCCCGTCGAGATGACCGTCTGGATTGAGCCTCCAGACCGCAAGCGCCGCGACATCGACAACGTGCACGCGAGCCTCAAGAGCTACATCGACGGCATCGCGTCCGAGATCGGGTTCGACGACTACCAGATCGAGACCGTCGTCCTGCGCCGCATGCCGCACGTCCAGGACGGCCGCGTGACCGTCGAGCTGTGGCGGGCGTAGATACACTCTCCACAATGAGAACCGACGCCAGCCCTATCGTCCCGCCTCCCGGCTCCGACCTCGCACTCGCGGCCGGCTGCCTGTGCCCGGTGATCGACAACCGACACGGCGCGGGCATGTACGAGGGACCCAGCGGCCCGATCTTCTGCGTGAGCTCGGAGTGCCCGCTGCACGGGCTGGGCGTGCTGGTGCTGCCGGACGACCCAAAAGACGACCCCGAAGGTTGACACGGAGCTATTGACCTTGGCGGACACCAACAGCCCCAACTCCCCACGGCGCGCACTGACGACGGTGCGCAAACTCGAGGCGCTGAAGATGCGTCTTGAGTCTGCCACGTTTGAGGAGATCGGCGACAAGCTCGACATCAGCCGCCAGGCCGCGCACCAGCTCGTCGCCACCGCGCTCGCCGACCTGCGCGCCGATGTCAACGAGACGGCCGACGACCTGCGGCAGGTCGAGATGCTGAAGCTCGACGCCCTAGAGCGCGGGCTCATCAAGAAGGCCAACAAGGGCAACATCCCGGCCGTGCTCGCCATGCTCAAGATCATGGCGAAGCGCGACGCGCTCGTGGGCCTCGACGCCCTGACCGAGAGCGAGGTCGAGCTGAACTGGCGCACGATGGCGAAGGCGATGGGCCTCAACCCCGAGAAGCTGAAAGAATACGTGAGAGCCGAGAAGCGTGGAAACAAACCAGCCCCGACCGACGACGGTGAATGAGGCGCGCCCGGCGCAGCAGTCCAACGTCGGCAAACTGGCCGGCCTGCTCGCGCTGATCGAGCGCGCCAAACAGCCCGGCGTCGTGACCGTGCAGATCGTGTACGCCCACGGGCGCGTCATCGGCTGGCGCAACGTCGACGGCGGAGAGCTGCACGGATACAGTCTAGGGTAGCAAGTGGCCCGTCACCGCGACGGGCGTTTTTGATTGGAGACCACACAATGTCAAGTGAAATCGTATACGGTTCACCGATCACGCTCACCGGCGTCTCGTTCGTCGCCTCGCCCCCGTCGGGCGACATGGGGCTCGCGGCGATCGAGTGGCCTGCCGGCATGACGTCGGTCACGTTCTCGGTTCAGACACTCAAGGCGTCGGGCGCCTACGGCATCCCGCGCGACATCGAGACAAACGCGCAGCTCCTGCAATCGGCGTCGCTGACGGCCGGCTCGCAGCAGCACGCAAAGGCGACGCTCACCGCGCAGCTCCCCGGCCCGGTGACGATCACGACCAATGCGAACGACAGCGGCCAGGTCGTGCGCGTCGGCTGGCGCCGCTGGGAGTGATGGCGGTCGAGGTCTGGCGGTACGGCGGGGTGTTGGAGGAGGTGGCGAAATGACGGTAACACTGTTTGGCGGGTCGTATGAGGACAATGTGCTCGGCATCTCGCCGTCTACGCTGCTCGCCTATTTCCGGCTCTCTGAGTTGGGCGGCACGGGTGGCGGTTCGGCGGCCAACAGGAAGCCGGCGGGAGCGGCGGGTACCTACGGGACGGCGGTCAACCGCGGCGGCGCGTCCGGGATCAATGGGGCCAGGGTTCCAATCTTCGATGGCACAGCAACCAATACCTTCGTCAACATCCTGTCGTCGCTCGGTTCGTGGAATGGCAACCTGTTCTCATGCCTGATCTGGGGGCGTGTCTCGGCGGCCGGTGACTGGACCGATCCAGCGCGCAACTTCGCCCGCATGCTCGACATTCGGACGGATGCCAATAACTCCTTCTATCTCGGCAAGTACGACAGCGCAAACCCCACGCTGCTTTCGTTCGAGCTGAAGGCGGGCGGCGTCGGGAACTTCAACGGGTTCAGCGTGGGCGGCACAACCTCCGACTTCTCGGTGCTTGTGACCCACAACCGGGCGGGCAACAGATTCCGGATCTGGTTCAACGGCGCTTTGGTTTTCTCTGACGTGTCACCCGGCAACTGGGCTGGCGCGCTGACCACGGCCTACGTCGGCGCGAGCTATGCGGGTTTCTCAAACTGGAAGGGCAACCTGTACGACTGTGCGGTGTGGGCCTCTGAGTTGACGGGTGCTCCATGATGGGTTTGATGAGGCAGTGCGGCGGGGTAGCTGCCGAGCATTTCCGCTCGGGCCCGTGGTTCGAGGACTTCACGGGTGGCGCAATCCCTTCTGGCTGGATGGCCTACGAGGGGCATCCATTGGTGTACCCGTCTGACTCGTGGATTCTGGCTGCAAACGTCGGCGTGTCCGGCACAACGGCGCGCATCACGACGAAGCTGGAAACATCCAACGGCATGAACTACACCAGCGGACGCCTCACGACCCAGGGGCGGCGCACGGTGCAGTATGGGCTGATCGAGGTCAATGCGCGCATCCCCTACACGCGGGGCGTATGGACCGAGATGTGGATGCAGCCGCGCGGCGTCATCTATGGTAGTTGGGGCTCATGGGCGGGTGGCGAGATCGACATCATGGAGCAGCCCGGACCGGGCGCGGGATTCTCTAATCAACAATTCGCCACGACCCTGCACTATGGCGGGCCCGGCGATGTGTCGAGCGGACGGACAAACTCGGCCGGCGTCGATCTGAGTGCGGCATTCCATACGTACGCGGTGTTGTGGGAGCCGTCGCGGTTCACGTTCTTGGTCGATGGGGTCTCCAAGTTCGTGGTCAATGGCGGTTGGTACAGCGCGGGCGGCGCCTTCCCTGCACCATTCGACCAGCATTATTACCTGCGGCTCGACGCCGTAGTGGGCACAGCCGGGTCGTGGTCGTTGGCGCCGGATGGGACGACTGTCCTGCCCGCGTATCTCGATATCGACTGGGTGAGGTACACGCCGCTGTAGACGCAAAACTCCGCGCTTTGCCGGCGTCAGGGCTGCATGAGTACATGCGGGCACGTGGTGGATACGATCTAGCTTGACCAACAACATACCGCCGTAGCGATACGGCGCGGCAGACACAGCGGGCGCACTCGCGCCCAAGGACACAGACCCGCGACCACCTGAGCAATCAGGTGGCGCGGGTCTTTTCGTTTCCGGAGACCACACATGGCAATCCAGTACAGCGTGACCGTTCGCAACGCAAAACTTGACGCGGTCGAAACGGCGGTCGGCACCAGCGCGATCGTGCGCATCCGAACGGGCGCGGCCCCGGCCAACTGCGCCACGGCCGACAGCGGCACCGTGCTCGCCACCCTGACGCTCCCGAGCGACTGGATGAACGCGGCCTCGGGCGGCACCAAGACGCTGCTGGGCACGTGGCAGGACGCGAGCGCGGACGCGACCGGCACGGCTGCCCACTTCCGCGTCTACGACAGCGGCGGCACGGTCTGCCACATCCAGGGCACCGTGGGCACGTCGGCGTCCGACATGATCGTCGACAGCACGTCGTTCACGGCAGGCCAGCAGTTCACGGTCACGGCGTTCACCCTGACGGCCGGCAACGCGTAAGGCGGTTCGCATGGCAATCACCACGCTTGATGGCGCCCTGGCCGGAATGCGGCCGCCGTTCTTCTTCACCAAGGCGGTGACGGCGACGCTCGTGGCGGGTCGCCCGGCGTCGCTCTGGTCGCTGGGCGGGGCACCGGGCGCGGGCTCGTTCGACACCACGCTCAACGGAGTCGTGCTGAGCAGTTCGTCGACGATCCCAAACGGCGCAATTCCGCACTACAACCCGGCCTCGGGTAATTCGTACCTGGGGCGCTTCACGGCGTCGGCGACCATTGCGGGTCGGCTGCTGCTGCTCGATCGAATCTGGCACAACGGCGGCTACACGATCACGTCAACGGCGGCACAGAACAGCACGACGCCAGCCTGGCCGTCGCGCTGCCCGACCAGCGGCACGGATGACACGGCCTCGACCAACGGGTACGGCGTCCTGCTGGCCGTTGAAATCAGCGCGGCGACCGGCGCAGGTACGCCGACGATCACGGTTGGCTACACCAACAGCGCGGGCACGGCGAGCCGCACGGCCACCAACGTCATCGCCACGGTTGCATCATCGGCCATCGGGGCTACGTATTTCATCGGCCTTCAGGCTGGCGACGCTGGCGTGCGCTCGGTGCAATCGCTGACGCTCAGCGCGACGTGGACATCGGGCACCATGAACCTTGTGGCGTATCGCATCCTGGCCGACCTTGAGTTGGCTGGCGCGTTCGTTCCGAACGCATTGGACGCGCTGACGTCCGGGTTCCCGATGCTTTACAACGGTGTGGTGCCGTGGCTTGTGTTCATCCCGCAGACGACCACGGCGACCAACGTCAGCGGAACCTACGTCGAGACGCAGGGGTAACTCGTGAGCGTCAACGGACACGGGATCGAGCTCCCGTCAAGTTGGCTACGACAGCGGCGAAGTCGCCGAGGCGACTTCGCCCGTCTGCGTTCGCAGATCCGCTTCGGTGGCGGCTACACGGCCGCCGGTGTGATTTGGCTCGACTACGTGTGGCCGGCCGCGGGCGGCACGACCACCGTCGACTATCAGGTCGGCGCGTCGTCATCCGACAGCCACATGACGTCGATCACGAACGACAGCGGTCGTTCGGTGACGGTGTCGGGCGCGGTAAGCCTGACGGCTGCCACGCTCTCGCCTGGGTCGCATGGCTCGGGTGATGAGTGGTCGGTGGCGGCCCGGATCGACGGCGTGGCGGTGGCGCAGGGATCGACCATCAACTCGGCGACGTTTGAGTTGCGCTGCCAGAACACGTGGAACGCCTCGCCGAACGTCATCAAGTTCTACATCTCGGCGCAGGCGGCGGACAACGCTGGGGCGCTGTCGGCGACGTCGGGCGACCTCAACACCACGGCCCGCCCGCGCACGACGGCGACGGTCATTGTCGACTGGTCGAGCCTGACCGTCGACACGTGGTACAGCGTCGACGTCACCAGCGTCGTGCAGGAGATCGTCAACCGGGCAGGGTGGGCGAGCGGCAACGCCATCGTCATCCTGGTCGACACCCACGCCGACACGACGCTCAGCGAGTGGCAGGACTTCTACAGTTACGACGGCGCGGCGGCGAGCGCTCCGAAGCTGTCGATCACGTATGCGAGCAGTGGCGGCGGTATCTCGGGGTCTCTGTCGTCAACCGATGACAGCGACACCCTTGCCGCAACCGGCACCTTGCGCATTGCCGCGACGCTGTCGTCCACCGAGGCCGACGACACTCTGGCGGCTACCGGTGCGCTGCGGATTGCGGCGACGCTCTCGGCCACCGAAGACGCCGACACCCTCGCGGCGACCGGCACGGTGGGCAGCTCGATCGCCGGCACTCTCGCGGCCACCGAAGCAGACGACACGCTCTCGGCCACGGGCACGCTCCGCATCGCGGCCACCCTCGCTGCGACCGAGGACAACGACACGCTTGCGGCAACCGGGGCCTTGCGCATCGCGGGAACGCTGTCCACCACGGATGCAGACGACACGGCCAGCTCGACCGGCGTGCTGCGGATCTCGGGCACGCTTGCCAGCACCGAGGCGGACGACACCCTCGCGGGTGCTGGGGCCCTACGCATCGTCGGCAGCCTGAGCGCCACCGAAGCCGACGACGCGCTCGCTGCGAATGGCGTACACGGGGCAACGATCACGGCGACGCTCGCCGCGACCGAGGCCGACGACAGCCTGAGCGCCACGGCGGCCCTGCGCATCGCGGGCAGCCTGACGGCGACCAGTGCGGACGATACGCTCGCGGCCTCTGGTGCGCTTCGGATTGCCGGGGCGCTGGCTGTCACCGAGGCCGGCGACACCGCCGCCGCTACGGGTGCGCTCCGGATCACGGGCGCGCTGTCGGCCACAGAGAGCGACGACACGCTCGCCTCGTCTGGCGGCCTGCGGGTCTCGGGAGCGCTGGCGGTCGTCGACAACGATGACGTCCTGACGGCCATCGCGATCGTGCTGCTGCGTGGCTCGCTCGCGGTTACGGAGGACGGCGACACGCTCGACGCGTTCGGCTCGGCCTTCGCGGTCGAGTGGCCCGGCGCGCGCAACAAGGACCGATTCGCCAGCCGTGGGCGCAACGACTCCGTGCGGCGCCCGGTCGACGCGCTACGGGGCGGGGCGACGGATACGCTCAACAGAGCGAGAGAGCGCGTGCCCTCTCGCGAATACGACGAGGTCTTGGGATGACAAACGACGCCGACAAGGTGCTAGAGCTGCGCGGGCTTGAGTGTTTCGACCGCTACGTCGACGCCTCGCCGTACCTGCTGACCAACCAGTACGTCACGGCGGTTACGGTCGTGCACACCACGCCGGACGGAAGCGCGGCGGCGTCGTACACGATCACGCCCGACGTTGCGTTCCCGAACGCAACCGGCGCGGCCGTCACGGCGGCGGCGGCGTTCGCGGCGCTCGGCTGGCACCTGGTCGACGTCGTGCTGACGGTCACGGGCGGTGCCGAGCACGTCTACCGCTATCGCGTGTTCTACGGTGGGTAATGCCGACTGCGGACGAGTCGATCCTGGCCGGGCTGCTCTCCGAGATCGAGGCCGAGGAGGCCGGCGGCGGGCTCACGTTCGGGCAGTGGTTGCCGCTCATCTCGCCAGAGTTTACGTGGGGCTGGGATCACCTGGCCTACGTGCGGCGGGCCCTGCGGCGGGTGACGGATGGTGAGAGCAAGCGGCTCATTCTCGAGCTTCCGCCCCGCCACGGCAAGAGCGAGATGGTGACGATCCGCTACCCGGTGTGGCGGATGCTGCGCGACCCAGGGCTGCGCATCGCGGTCGGGTCGTACAGCCAGACGCTCGCCAACCGCTTCAGCCGGCGTGCGCGCAAAATCGCCACGCGGGCGGGCGTCGACATCAGCACAGAGAGGCATGCGGCGGACGAGTGGGAGACGGAACAGGGCGGTGTGTTTCGGGCGGTTGGCGTGGGCGGCGGCATCACCGGGCAGGGCGCCGACCTGATCGTGGTCGACGACCCGGTGAAGAACCGAAAAGAAGCGCAGAGCAAGGCATTCCGCGACGGTGTGTGGGATTGGTGGACGAACGACATGTATACCCGCCTTGAGCCCGGAGGGTCGGCCATCGTCATCATGACGCGCTGGCACTCCGACGACATCATCGGGCGCATCCTGGCCAGCGACGACGGCCCATCGTGGGAGCGCGTGCGCCTGCCTGCGCTGGCCGAGCCGGGCGACCCGCTCGGGCGCTCGGACGGGGCCGCGTTGTGTCCAGACCGCTACACCCGCGACGCGCTGCTCGCTATCCAGCGCGTGCTCGGGCGCGACTTCCAGGCGCTCTACCAACAGCGCCCGCAACCGCGCGAGGGCGGCATGTTCAAGTACGCCGACCTCATGGCCGAGGGGCGGATTATCGCCGCCGACGCGGTCCCGGCTCGTGGCCGGCGCGTGCGCTTCTGGGACACGGGCGCCAGCCTGGGCGGAGACTACACCGTCGGCATGCTCGTGTGTCTGGCGGAGAACACGTTCTACATCGAGGACGTCGTGCGCGGGCAGTGGGAGAGCGACGAGCGCCGCAAGGTGCAGCGCGCCACGGCCGAGCGCGACTACCTGCGGCACGGGTCGGGCGTCAAGCAATGGCAATGGGTGGAGCCGGGCAGCGGTGGAAAAGACCAGGAGGTCGACTTCATCAAGCTGATGCGCGGATTCCCGGCTGCGACGCTGCGGACGCGCAAGGACAAGGAAAGCAACGCCGACATCGCGGCGTCTCAGGTGCAGGGCGGCAATGTGCGCATCGTGCGCGCAAAGTGGACGTCGGCGCTGGTCGACGAGCTGGTCGAGGTGTTCGGCGGACAGAACGACGACCAGGCTGACGCGCTCTCTGGCGCTGTACTCGTGCTCTCGAACACGCTCGAAACGAGCGTAGGCGATAACCCGCTCGAAGGATACCGAGGCTGATATGAGCCTGTGGAGCAGACTTATGACATCGACCAGTGCAGGTGCCAGCGCATTTCGCGCGGCGTGGATGTTGAACGGCGCGGACGACACCGGCGAGTTCAAGCAATGGAACGCACGCCGCTCACGTTACGACGTTCTGTGGAGCTACTACGAGGGGCAGCCCTACTCCGCGCTTCACTCGCACTCGCGCGGGCTCAAGGTCGACGCCGGGCTGTACAAGGCGATCCGGTCGATCTACAACCCGGCCGGCCGCCTCGCCGACTTCTACGCCACGCACCTGCTCGGCGGCCTGCTCAGGTTCAACTCGGACGGCGGAGCGGCCAACGCCGGCGCGTTCCCGATCGAGACCGACAACGACGCGCTGCGCCTAGCGCTCGGCCAGGTCATGCGCGAGAGCAACTGGCAGATTGCCAAGCAGGTCTTGGCCCTGCGCGGCACGGTGCTCGGTGACGGCGCGCTGCTCGTGCGCGACGAGGTCGACCGCGTGTACGTCGAGAACGTTCACCCGGCCAGCATCGCCGACGTCGACATCGACGGGCGCGGGTATGTCCGGTCGTACAAGATCGAGTACAGCCGCACCGACCCGGAAGCCGAGGAACGCGAGGGACGGTTCTCGCTATTCGAGACGGCCGACAGGGTCGTGACCTACACCGAGACAGCCGAGCGCGACGGCGACGCGGTGGTCTATCGCACCTACCGCAACAACAGCCCGTATGCGTGGAACGAGGGCCAGGGCAGCGAGTGGGAGGAGCCGTACGGCTTCATCCCGCTCGTGCTGTTGCAGCACCGCAACGTCGGCAACCAGTGGGGGTGGTCCGAGTTTCATAAGACCCTCTCGAAGATCAACGAGGCCAACGACCAGGCCAGCAAGCTCAGCGACCAGATCCGCAAGAGCGTCGACGCGGGCTGGCTGTTCGCGGGCGTCGAGAAGCCGACCAGCACCCCGACCGTGACGAACACGGCCGACACGTCCGGCGCGACCAATCAGGTGCGGCAGGAGACCGTCGTCCTGTACGCGCCCGAGGGAGCCACCGCCACGCCGCTCATTGCGCCGCTCGACATCGCCGGCGCGGTGTCGCACATCCAGGGCGTGCTCGCGGAGCTTGAGAACGACCACCCCGAGACGCGACTCGTGCGCCTCATCACGTCCGGCACCGCGTCGGGCGAGGCGATCCGCGCGGCTCAGCAGCCCGTCGAGGCGATGGTCGTGGAGCGGCGCTCCAACTATGACGACGCCGTGCTGCGCGCGATGCTGATGGCGGTCTCGATCGGCGGATACCGCAACCTGTACCCAGGCTTCGACCTGAACAGCTACCACGCCGGCAACATGGTCGCGCAGGTCGGGCAGCGGTCCGTGTTCTCGACCTCCGAAGATGACCAGGTGGCGCGCGACACGGCCACGGCCCAGGCGGCGGCGGCCATGCTGGCCATCGGCTACGCGCCCGAGCACTATCTCAAGGATCGTGGGTGGAGCGAAGACAAGATCAAGTCGCTGACCGAGAGCGGCACGTATCGCAATCTGACCTTCGCCCAGTACCCGTAACCCGAGATGCCCGCCAGACTCACGCAGCCCGAGATCGAGCGCCGCTTCGCAGCCATCGTGAAGCGGGTCATGGGCTCGCGCGCAGACGAGGCGCTGGCGACGATCAAGCGCGGCGGAGACTGGCAGGCCGCGCTCGACAAACTCTACGCCCAGATCCGCAGCGAGTTCGAGGACGAGTTCGCGCCGCTCATCCAGCGAGGGCTCGTCGACTCGGCAGCGCTCACGGCCGAGTCGGTCGGCGTGGCGGTCAGCACGCGGGCTCTCGAGGATCGCGCGGCAGACTTCGCCCGGCGCTACACGTTCGACCTGGTCAAGGGCATCACGGACACGACCCGCGAGCGCTTGTCGGAATCGGTCGTCAAGTTCCTGCAAGACGAGACCATCGACCTCAAGCAGCTCGGCAAGACGGTCGAGTGGCTGTTCGGCGGCGGGCGCGGCCAGACCATCGCCACGACCGAGGCGACGCGGGCCGCGGCCCAGGGGCAGGCGCTGTTCGTCAAACAACTGAAGGACGAGAACCCGGACGCAAAGGTCGCGCAGGTGTGGGCGACGTCCGAGGACGAGATGGTGTGCCCGGTCTGCGGGGCCCTGAACGGCACGCGCATCACCGGCAAGAACACGCCGCCCGCGCACCCGAACTGTCGCTGCGCCGTGCGCGTCGTGGTCCTGTCGGTTGGGGGTAAGCGTGTTTCCTGAGATCCAAGGACTCGACGGTCTGCTCGCCCGGCTCTCGAAGCTGTCGCAGCTCAAGCACCTGACGGCCGGCCTGCGCCTTGTCGCGGCCCACATCGTCGGGATAATGCAGCAGTACCCGCCGCGCAGGATCGGCGTCAAGCAGCCGTTCAAGACCGAGAAGCAGCGGCGGTACTTCTTCTGGGCGCTCAAGAACGGCAAGCTCGAGGTTCCCTATCGGCGCGGCGCGTCTCCGGGGTCGCGCAACCTCAAACAGCGGTGGCGCGTTGTGGTCGAGAACCCGGCCCGCGTGGTGGCCGAGAACCCGACCGGATATGCCGCACTCGTGCAGAAGGCCGGGCGCCAGACGTTCTATCACCGCGCGTCGGGGTGGATCACGGACGAGCAGGCACTGGAAAAGGCGCGCCCTCTCGCCGTGACGGTCATTCGCCAGCGCGTCGAGAAGATCCTGAGCGGGGCGGGCGACTCGGAGGAATAGCGGTCGATACACTCTAGCCAATCGCATAGCGCGGGCGAATAGCCCACGCGCGGCAGACACACCAGAAACAGACCCGCGAGCGCCCAGAGATGGGCGGCTCGCGGGTCTTTTCATTTCACCGGCTCACTGACTCGTGGGTGAGCGCCAACGGGAAACGCGAGGGAGACGACATGCAGCACGGATTGATGCCACTCAAGGCGAGCGAGTTCTTGCGACACATGGCCGACGGCGCGAGCGGTGGGGTTACACCGACAGCGGACACCAAGCCGGAAGACGCGACCGGCAGCGAACAGAAGCCCGACAAGCCGCAAGAAAAGATGCTCCCGGAATCTCGCGTCAACGAGATCGTCGAGGAGCGACTGAAGCGCGACCGCGAACAGCGCGAGCGCCAGGCCACCGAAGCCGCGCAGGCCGAGGCGGTCAAGAAGCTCGCCGAGGAGAAGCGGTTCGAGGAGCTGGTCGCGGTCAAGCAGGCCGAGATCGAAGCCCTCTCCGCGAAGGTCAGGCAGGCCGAGACCGTCGCCGAAAAAGCGGCGCGGTACGAGGCGGCGCTGACCGCGCGACGCGATGCCGAGTTCGGGAAGCTTCCCGAAGAGATCGCGGAGCTGCTGAGTGGCAAGGACGTCGCCGACCAGATCGACTGGTTGACGAAGTACGGCGCGAAGGTGGCGCCGAAGGATGACGCCGGGGCGCAACCGGCGAAGCGTGGCGGCGGTACCCCGCGGCCAGAAAAGGGACGCGCGACCGCGACCGACTCCGTGGCGACTGCCATCGAGCGGAAGCGCGCCAGCGGCCTCTACAACTGAGGACATGACAAATGGCTCTCGTGACCAAGGCGTCGACGATCTCGTTCGATGCCAACTCCATCGGTAACGGCAACCGAATCTCCGGCCTGATCGCCGGTGAGGCAATCGCCGTTGGCGACCTGTGCCGCGTCCACTCGGACGGCACCGCCATGCTGACCAACGCGACCGCGCTCAATGCGACGGCGCAGGTGTGGGGCATCGCCGCGACGGCTGCGGCCGCGGGCCAGCCCGTGACCCTGCTCGGCGAGGGCGTGCGCATCCGCTACGCCTCCGGCCTGACCCCGGCTGCCACGCTCTACGCGGGCGCCACGGCGGGTCGTCTGGACACCGCCGCGACGACTGGCGACGCCGTGGGCGTTGCCGTGTGTCTGAGCGCGACGGAAATCATCATCATCCGCGCCAACGGCAAGAACGCGGCGTAAGGGCCGGAAGCGAGGAACTGAGAAATGACTGTCAATACCGGCACCTACGATCTTTCAGCACTGCTCTCGGTGCGCAACACCAGCGCCGAGAAGTTCGGCATGGACAACATCGCCGAAGTTCTGGCGGCCGACCTGACCGCCCACAACGCGAACGTCGCCACGATGTTCACCGACTTCTGCGAAGCGACGACCGACGTCCAGCGCATCTACGGCTCGTCCACCGACGGCGAGATGGTCGAAGTCGACGAGTACGGCCTGGGCCCGACGCAGTCCCCGCGGGTGGGTTCGCAGGTCGCGTTCCCGCTGCGCAAGTTCCAGTACAACACCGGCTTCACCAGCGACTTCTTCAAGATGAAGACGCCGGCCGACGTCGCGCAGGTCGCGGTCGACGCCCAGCTCGCGCACCTCAAGATGCTGCGCAAGACCATCGCGAAGGCCATCTTCGGCGCGACCAACTACAGCTGGGTCGACAAGTACGGCCTGGGCATCTCGCTCGGCATCAAGCGGCTCGTCAACGCCGACTCGGCCCTGATCCCCGGTGGCCCGAACGGCGAGGCTTTCGACGGCGCGACGCACACGCACTACAACGCCAACGCCACGCTGACCAACGCCGCCCTGTTGGACACCCTCCAGGACGTGATCGAGCACGGCCACGGCTCGGATCTGCGCATCGCCATCAACCGCTCGAACCTGTCGGCGGTCATGGGGCTGGCCGACTTCAAGGCGTATGTTGACCCGCGCCTGGTCCTCGGCACGCAGGCCAACCAGCCCGGCCAGTCGCTCGACGTGAGCCGGCTGGACAACGTCGCCGTCGGTCTGTTCAACGGCGCCGAGGTTTTTGTGCGCCCGTGGGTTCCCGCCAACTACGCCTTCGCGTACTCGGCCGGCGATCCGCGCAAGCCGGTCGTCATCCGCCGCCCGGTCTACGCCGACGGCACCGTGCCCGGCCTGGCCCTGGCCAGCAAGTTCGAGCAGTACCCGCTCATGGCGGAAGCCTACGAGTCGTACTTCGGCGCGGGCGTCTTCACCCGCACGAACGGCGCGGCCCTGTACTTCGCGGCCGGCGCGTGGGCTGACCCGACCATCAGCTAAGGAGCGACTGAGATGGGAACGACTGTACCTGGTGGTTTGTATGTGGTGGGCGGTCGACTGGTCAACGCCAACGGCGAGCCGGTCGAGGTGCCCGTGATCGAGGCCGAGGCACAGCCGGAGCCCGTCGAGGTTGAGCCCGTGGTCGAGGAGCCCGAGGCGGTCGAACAGCCCGCCGAAGAGCCCAAGGCCAAGCGGTCGAAGAAGTGAGCACGCGGGGCGGGCGGTAGATAGATCGCCGCCCGCCCCGTCAGAGACACGCCATGAGCTTCACATACGCGCTCGCGCTGACCGACGACATCTCCAAGCTGCGGCTCGAGATCGGTGACACGTCTCCCGAGGCGGGGGCCGGTGTCAAGCCGGACGGCAACTACTACCACGACGAGGAGCTGACCTACTTTCTGACGAAAGAAGGCGGGTCGCTCGGGTGCGCGGCGGCGGCGCTGTGTGAGGCGCTGTCGATCGCGTGGACCAAGGTGGCGAGCGCGAGCGTGGGCCCACTCAGCGAGCAGCAGGGCGAGACCGCCGCGAAGTATGCGGCAAGGGGCGCCACGCTGCGCGAGCAGTTCGGGTGGGGCAATGCGGAAGTGATCGGGACCGAAACGCTACAGGTTGGCGTGCTCAACCTGGGCTTCATGGCAACGGACAGCGGCGACGAGTATGCCTAGCCAGTCGCTGTTCTCGATGATGCGCGCGCGCTGTGACATCAAGCGCGTGCCGGCGCCGGTTGGCGGCAAGGCGCAAGACGCCCAGCCCCACATCGGCGACCAGCGCTGCACGCCGCTCCTGCCGCTCTCGGCAGAGGCCGCTACGCGCAACGGGATCGAGTCGCCCGCGGGCCGGTCGGTCGTGTACGTCTACGGAGACGTTGACGTACGGGCCGGCGACGTGTTGGTGATGAACGAGAAGCACATGCCGATCGTGGCGGCCGGCCCGTACAACGCCATGCGCAACGACCGCAGCATTACCGAGGTCGTGGTGCAGGTCATTCGCACGGAGCGCCGCTAATGGCCACGCGCAAGCAGATCCGGGCGCGCCTGGCCGCGCTCATGAATAGCGAGCTGACCGGCGTCGGGCACGTGCTGGCCAAGGTATACGGGCACCCGGCCGGAGACATCACCGGGGCGTGGCCAATGGCGATCCTGGGCCCGACGGGATCGAAGCCGACCCGGCCAGCGGCAATGGCGGCCGAGCCGACTGTGCATCGTTTCAGGATTCAGGTGCTCGTCAAATACGCCGAGGTCGACGCAGCCGGGCTGCTCGTCCTTGACGCTGACGGTGTAGCTGTGTGGACGGAAGAGAACGCGACCGACACGCTCGACGTATTCGCGAGCGAGCTTGACGCGTTTCTGCAAACCCATCGGACCGACAGCGGTTATTGGATCGCGGTCGACTATGGCGCCGAAACCGAGATCGACATCGTGACCGGTGGAGACGGCGACTATCTGCGCGAGACCTATGCGCTCGCGATTACGTGTGTGTAAGGAGCAACTATGGCGACTGCCAACGCAATCACCAGCGCCGACTACAACATCGAGTACTCGGCGAACGGCACGACTGGCTGGGCCTCGTGGAACTCGTTCATCCAGGAAATCAACCCGAGCGGCGGCGACGTCGAGGCGGTCGAGTTCCGCGCGTTCGGCGACGACATCCCGGACATCCTGAGCGGCAAGACGGGCACACAGAAGGCGAACCTCAAGGTGATCTACACCGAGGCTGCCGCCGAGCCCGGCGACATCCTCTACACGGCCCAGACCACGAAGATCGCCGTGTATCTGCGCGTGAGCCCCAAGGGCGGGCAGACCGGTGAGCAGCAGTTCACCAGCTCGCGCATGTTCGTGACGAGCGGCGCGGCGTTCCCGCCTGCGGCTCGGGCCGACGGCAACGAAGTGGTCACGGCTGACGTGTCGGTCGTGTTCAAGTCGTGGACCAAGGCTGACGCGACGTAATCGACCACCAGGGATCTATGGCGACCTACACACACACTGGCCTCGGATTGACGCTCGTAACCAAGGACGACCTCGTGACCCGCGACGTCGAGTCGTGGGCGCGCGAGATGCGCAAGGGGATCGAGGCCGCGCAGAGCAGCCCGATCGGTGGCGTCTCGCGCTACGAGGACGCGGCGCTGACGCTGCGGGCGGCGATCAAGGCCGGCGTTGTGATCGAGCCGAAGCTGTCGTGGGGGCAGGTCGGAGACCTTGCGTCCGTCCACACGCGCTGGTACGCACAGCAACTCGACGGGCTCTACCGGGAGTTGACCGAGATCCCAAAAGCCTGATTCTGGCGGCGGCCGATGCGGCCACAAAGAAGGGCGCTACGCCGCCGCCAGAACTCTCGCTCGCGTGGCGCTGCGCGCGATACCACTGCCTGCCACGCTCGGGCGGTCTCGACGACCAGCCCGCCGGTCTGCTCGATCGCATGGAGTACGCCGAGTTCTACCACGAAGCGATGCGGCTACAGGCGAAGCTGTCGAGCGAGCAGTTCCAAAAGAACCATCCCGAGCACTATCGCGCCTGGCAGCAGGTGACGGCGCATAGGCTACAGACTGGCGGTGCATGATGGCTGGTGACAACGAGGCCCGCCTGCGTATCGTCCTCGACGCGATCAACAACGCGGGCGACGAGTTGAAGGATCTGCGCACCGACCTGAAGGGCGCGGGCGAGGACACCAAGGGCCTGGCGCGGCAGAACGAAAAGACGGGCATGAGCCTGACCGACCTCAAGTCGGGCTTTGACCTGGCATCCCAGGGCCTCGCCTATCTGCAACAGGCATACTCCGAGACGATCGCCAAGGCTGCCGCGTGGGGCGACAACATGGGCGACCTCTCGCAGCTTACCGGGGATACGGTCGAGAACACCTCGCGCCTGGCCGCGATGTACGAGCTTGTCGGCGGAAACGCCGACGACCTGACGCGCGTCATCAAGACGATGAACTCCGAGGGGTTGTCGCTCAATTACGCGAACCTCGTCAAGCTCAACCGCGAATACAACTCAATCAGCAGCCCGATCGAGCGCAACACGTTCTTGTTCAAGAACTTCGGGCGGTCGGCCGCGGATATGGCGGAGCTGATGGGCCGCAGCGAGGAAGAGCTGCGCCAGTTGTCAGAAACCGCCGACAAATCCGGAAAGGTCATCGACGAGGCTTTCGCCGCCAGGGCCGAGACCTGGAACACGCAACTCAAGATCCTGGGCCAGCAGGCCGAAGGCGCCGGCATCCAAATCGGCGGGACGCTGATGGATGCAACCATTGAATGGCTCTCCGCCGTTGACGACGCGACCGAGGGCACGCTGGGATGGGTGCGCAGTATCCCGCTCATCGGCGGCGCGCTCGGCGATGCGCGCGATGCAACCCTTGACTTCGTCGGCGCATTCGATGAGATCAAATCGAAATCGTCTGACACGTCTGACGCCGTTGTCGAGGACACGACCCGCGCCACCGATGCCTGGACCGAGCGCTGGCGCGGCGTGGCCGATGAGGCGCTGGCCGTGAAGGCCATGCAGGACGCCAAACAGGCCGCCATCGACCTGAACGACAAGCTCGGCATCTTGAGCGCCGGCATTTCCGGCGAGTGGTCGCGCGCACAACAGGACTTCTACGACAGCCAGAAGGACATCGCGCTTGCGGTTGTTGAGACCAAAGACAAGATCGCCGAACTCGAGCAGCGCAAGTACCTGACCGCAGAGCAACGCGGCCAGCTTGACGACCTCAAAATCAAGCTGGGCGAGCAAGAGGACGCGCTCGACAAGAACCGCGACAAGTGGGAAGACACCTCGAAGCGCATCATCTTCGCCATGATCCAACAGAAGCTCGCCGCCGACGGGCTGTCTGACGCCGACATCACGGCCCTCACCGATATCGGCGAAGGGCTCGATATCTACGACGCCAAGACGGCCGACATCATGCGCAGCGTCGACCGCACAATCAACGAACACGGCGCGAACGCGCAAGCCATCCTAGGCGAGGTGCTCGGGGCGTACACGAAAATCCAGAACGCCCCCAACATCGAGAAGATCATCACGCTCAAGTACCAGAAGGTCGGAGACGAGGACTTCGGCGGGTGGACCCCGCCGCCAGGTGGGGGCGGTGGCGGTGGAGGCGGTGGTGGGGGAGATGGTGGCGATGGCGATGATGGGTCTGCCGACCCAGACCTTGACGGCGCTCAGTCGCTTTCAACCCCTGGCAGCGGCACTCCGCTCATCGGTCAGGTCATCATAAACACGCAGCCGGGGCAAGACCCGACCGAGATCGCGGCTTCGGTCTCGCAGGAAATCGCGCGCCAGGTCCGCGCTCGGGCCGGATCGAGGAACTGGTAAATGGGATACGTCGCAAAGCTCAAGCACGGATCGCGGACGCTCGACATCGCCAATGGCCGGTATGCCATTGACGAGGGCGCTGTCCCGCCGTCCGCGCAGATCACGGTAAACTACGCGTCCGGTTCGTCGGCCAATCGCCTCGGCGGCTCGTCGCGCATCAGCGACCGCGCCGAGAATCGCACCTGGACATTCGGACTGCACATCAAGGGCGACTCGATGGGCGAGATCCGACGCGCCGTCGACGACCTTTCAGCGTTCCTGAGCTGGGCCGGCGACGACGACGACCCGCTGTTCCTACAGTGGAACGAGCGCGACTCTGTCCCGGTTCCCGTCTGGGGCCAGGATGGCACCCTGTTCTACGAGATCGTCGACGGGCGCGTCGACCTGCCTTACGGGAGCCACTACTACAGCAATGCGGCCACGGGATCGGCGGGCCTGCCATACTGCACTGTCGTACTCACCATCAAGCCGTATGCGTTCGGGCTTCCGCAAGTTGCGGCGCAGGCCAAGGGCTGCATCCATCACGAAACAGTCGGGGCAACAGACGGCCGCGACCGTGGCGTCGTTGTCTCGCACAATACGACCAACAAGTTCACCAACCCGGTTTTCGGTCACCCAACCTGGAATACTGGATGGAACGCGTCGGGAGCACTGCGCGCCACCGAAAACACTGACCCGCGATTTGTCGTCGAAGGTATTACGTCGCCGAAGCTCGAGGCGTTCTCGGGCTATCAGTCGTGGTCTCAGTCGCTAACGCTCACGGTGTCGACCTACACGGTCTCATTTTATGCCAAGCGGCCCGACGGCGGTGCGGTGACCCAGTCGACGTGCTTTGTCCTGTTCAACGGGTCAGGCTTGTCGTCGTCCTTTGTGAGCGTTGGCGACGGGTGGTATCGCGTCTACGCAACCAGCACCGGGACGGCCGTCTCCGGAACGTATGGCGTGGGCGTAGACGCGACAGTCGGAACCCAGGTGGTCTATGTCGACGGATTCCAGGTTGAGGAATCGGTCTTCACGACCCCGCTGTGCCACGGGGATATGTACGGGTGCGCGTGGAGCGGCACGGCACACGCCTCGACCACGACGCGCACGGCCCCGTACCTGCGCATCCCGCTCGACGGCAAGAACTTCAGCACGGCGCGCGGATCGATCCGAACGGTAATCAGCACGCGCGATCTTGGGTTTGGCGGGTACCTTGTCTTGTGGCAGGAGGCCGCCACTTCGATTAGGGCGTACTATGACGTGTCGCTCACGCGCTGGTTCTTGCACGACAACACGAACTCAATCAGCTACTCGACCAACCTGACCGCCCACACGACCTACGTGATTCACACCGTGTGGGACAACGGACGGATGCAGATCTACATCAACGGGGCCAGCGTGGCAAGCGGAGCAACGTTTGCGCCAGCCGCCACCGCGCCAACGTATCTCTATATCGGCACCACCCCGACGCCAAACAATCACCTCAATGCGGTGTTCGGCGGCACGACGATCTGGGCCGAAGCGCT